CAATTCCCTGATTTAAAAAAGAAAATACTTGCCACCTTTGACCAACGCACTGCATTTGATAGCGTTGGTGTCCATGGACAGGTTAGAGATATTGACAAACCATTTATTGATGGTGCAGGTCGTGTGTATCAACGACCGCCATCAAGGCCACATGACAGGGAGATTGTGATCCCTTGGCGTACAAGTTGGCCCAATACAGATCATTCCCAACCACCTACAACCAAGCAACTGCAATCTTTAAATCTCACGACCAAACAACGCGATCTAGGACGAGCCATAGCCATGTCTGAAAGACGAGAGCAAACCTCTCAAAGACGCTATTCGGCTATGGCTCGTTCTCCTGCCTTGCCTCGAATGTTCAGATAGCTCATGATCAATTTATGAAACGACATAACCCATATGGGGCATATCCAAAGTATCCTTTTGAAGAGCAACAACCAAAACCATCAGCATGTCCACCAGACCATGATTTTGTGGATAAAGAATGGATAAGAAGAGAAAGAGAGAATTCTGGTGGACTTTCTGATTCGCCAGATCCGCCACCAAAAGCAACGCCATCAAAGCCGACGACGATTTGACCTCAGTTGTTTCGGTTTTCTCGTCCTGCTATGATCTCTATATGACTCGATTCCCGTTTAGAAAAAGTAGCAATGTTGGAAGTGGTAATCCCCCAGGTTTTGGTCCTGAACCAAATGGCGTTGGAGAGACAGTCGTTGCTCCAGGCGGTCCACTACAACCAGATTACGAAAACCCGGTTATTCCCGTTCCAGGGGGAAACCCAATAGATTTGACTGGGCGGCCAGATCAATCGCCCAGTACGCCGCTGCAACCTGTTAGGGGTGAGCCGACCAAACCTGAAAGAAGGTAATAAATATGGCTAAGAAAGTGAGTGTGAACGGCTCCCTTTCAATCACTGATGCTTCATCGTGTTCGTCGTCGGAAGGAAGTACGACCAAACCATTAGAACTTGGTGGTGCAGCATGCAATGGGGAGCATTACTACCAGGCTGGTTCATGTCAGTGCAAAATCTTTCAGACCAGCGGGTCATTCGTTGATGTGGATTGTGCAGACTCGCTAACGCTCATTGAATTTCTTTACATCAAATCCAGTGTGCCGATCATCCTTCGTCTGTATGCTCTTCCTGCAACAGCATTGGGTGTTGGTGGTTCGTTCCCCACGGGTTTTTCTGGTGGTGAAACCCTTACGACGGTTATCGATGGGACCAGTGTGGTGACAACGTTTGATTCTGCTGATCAAACAGCGGCTCAAGTTGCTGCGCGAATTAATGCAGCTATGGCATTCAACGGGATTACTTCTCAGGTCGTAACTGTAGTTGGAGGACAACTATTTTTTACTGGCATTGAAACTATCTACGATGGCACCAATGGGACGATCACTTTTTCTGGAGCTACTACAACAACACTAGGACTTGATAACCCAACCTTGGTTAACGCCAAAGGGATTGACGTTTCGATCACTGGATTGTTTATGTCTCAGTTTCCTTCGTCTGCCACAGCAACAATTGACACATTGACGAAAATAAAAATCGCTGCCGATGCAACGGTTGAGATCATTGCGCACGGACAATCGTCCTAGCGATAGAGGTAAGTTATGAGCACAAATAAAGACGTCATTAATAGCGGCAATCTAAACACAATAGCCTCCGCTATCCAAAGATCGCGAGTCGGTGACGCGTTAGCAACCGTTGCCCGCACTGTTTCTGGTTCAGTGTCGAGCAATGTTTTGACACTGCCGAATAGCACCACTGACAGAGCAAAAGCGAATTCGATCCTTATGGCTTATGCCAAAGGTGCAACCGTTACAGGCTATAAGACACCTGTGGTCAAAGAGACTGCTGCACCAACCACAGGACAAGTCACAATTAGTCCTGGTGGTGACATTCAATTTGCGGCTTCTGATGCTGTGTCCCAAGCGGTTGTCGTTTATACACCAGTTGAAGGAACGCATTTTTCGGACAACGTTGCTGTTACCGCTTCTGGTGTTGCCACTCTTGCTGCATCTCGCGAAGCGATGCAAATTCTCACTGCTAGTCTCGACACTGGTGGCGGTATTTCTTCGCCAGGCGCAAAAACATTAATCGCTAGAGGTGGAACACCTTCTGCTGGCGAAGCTTGTCTTGCTGCAACAGGACTTAGTGTGTCTTTTAATGGAACAGACGCTGGAACTGGTGGACGGGCGACGATCACCTATATGGCACTTCCAGGAACTGTCGGTGCTTATGGCCCATTCGGCGAAAAACTCGCTGAGGATTATCCTGAACCCTAAAATCTCGCTCTCCATAAATCCTGTGATACACTCTTCTTTGAACCCTGACACCTTTTAAGGAACAGAGAATGAGTGGAGACAATAAAAAAACACCCCCCCCCCAACAACCAAGTGTCCCGTCACAACCAAGTGTCCAGTCACAACCAAGTGTCCCGTCACCAACAGAAGAAACGCTTACATTGCCTAAGTCGAGTTTCGATGACCGATTAAATCGTAAAGGTGAGAGTGCAAAAAAAGAACTGCTTTCATCCTTAGGCTTTGAAAGTGTTGATCAACTGAAAAAGTGGAAGGATGAGCAGGACAAGCTTGCTGAAGAGGCCGAGCAACGACGGCTTCAAGAAATGAGCGATATCGAAAGAGCGCAAGTGGAGGCGAAAAAAGCACACGAAGCGCAACAATTAGCTGAGCAAAAATATCAAAAGGCAATTGCAGAAAAAGAAGAGGCTGAGACCATAGCTCATATAATCAATGTTTGTGCATCGAAAAATATCAAAAATACTGACTATGCTATTTTTCGGCTACGTCAAGCGGCTGGCAAACTTCAGAACGAAACTGATGTCATCGATGAAAACAAATTTTTCGACGACTTGATGGAGAACCCTGCCGAAAAAGCTGCACTTGGACTAACGGTTGAACCCGTACAAACTCAGGCCACAACAACAACCGGTAATGAGCCGCCACCACGTGCCGACGGGAACGATCTACAGTTTGACGCTATGAGTCTCAGTGATGAGGATTGGGCTAAGCACAAAAAGTCTTTGGGGCTGGAGTAAATTGCAGTAAAAATGATTTTATTGTATTTTAAATATTAGCTCACCTATGAGCCGTGTACGCGACGTCAGCGGTCAATGACGGGATAGGCCGAAGGTAGCTACCAAACTTAAAAAAGAAAGGTAGGACTTGATGGCTGTATCACTACAAAGTGTTAACCCACAACTAGCCACAATCATCCAAGACAACACCCTTGAAAGAATTTTCAAAGATTCACTTTTTCCTCGGCTGCTTTACAGAATGGAAGTACAGGCCGATAAATGGGCGGCAAATATCGGCGAAAGGATGTCCTTTACAAAGGCTGGCCGTTTGACCGTCAACACAACACCGCTTACACCTGGATCTGATCCAACCCCATCAGCTTATCAGTTTGAGCAATGGGTTGCCGAAGCGGCTCAATATGGGAATACCCTTGACACCCATATGCCCACATCGGCAGTCGCATTGGCCCCGAAAGTAGTGAAAGACGCTCAACAACTTGGGTTGAATGCAGGTGAAACTCTCAATATTTTAGTGAGGGACCGTCTCTTTAGAGCATACCTCGGTGGCAATACCGTCACGTTTGCCGCGGCTTCATTGGGTGACACACAGATACAAGTTGCCTCATTAAATGGATTCACTGAATCTCTTCTGAATGGCGTGCCAGTCGCAGTCAACTCTGGAGCTCCGATAAATGTCACCTTCGGTGGCGTTTCTCCGCCTGCTGCAAACACGGTGATCGCGGCAACCCCGAATGATCCAAACGTTCCATTTGGTCCAGGTGTTTTGACCCTTGGAGCAGCATTGAGTGCTAATCTCGGTGCACGTGTTGCTGTTTGGGCTGGTACCCGAAGCAATATTATTCGTGTTGGTAATGGTGAGAGCGTTGATGCCATCACTGGCACCAACATAATGACTCTTCAAACGATCATCAATGCTGTGGCGGCCTTGCGAAGTAACAACGTCCCGCCACACCCTAGTGGATACTATCATTGTCACCTCAACACTTCCGCAATGTCACAACTTTATCAAGACGCTGCCTGGCAGACTTTGCATACTGCTCTTCCTGATAGTGTTCCTTATAAAGATCTCGTCATTGGGACCATGGCAAAATGCTATCATTATGAAAATACTGAATCTCCGAATTCATCAAATTCTGGAACATTAACTTCCTCAGGCGCCGGCTCATCTTTTGTGTCCTCGAATATTGGCGGCGAATTGATCAACAACACTGGAATTGAAATCGCTAGGTGCATTATCACAGGCGCTGGATCTATCTATGAAAAATACATTGATGAATCCGCATACATGAGCGAGGCAGGAACGACTGGAAAAATCGGTAAATTCTCGGTTACCAATAACGGCGTTCAAATTATGACCGAGAGAATTCGTTATATCATGCGTGCACCTCTCGATAGACTACAACAGACCGTCGCTCAAACATGGTCATGGTCTGGTGATTTTCCAGTGCCGTCCGATGTGCTTACTGGTTCAAGTGCCAGGTACAAAAGAGCAATCATTTTAGAACACGCTGCCTAACACTGCCTAACACTGCCTAACACTCTCATTTACTTGCCAAATAGTACATCTCACAATATTCTCCTAATAGGAGGACACATGAACGACTATCCCAAAATGGGTTTAGATGAATTAAAATCTCACGCCGCAAAAATGAAAATTCCTGGCTTCCAAAATATGAAAAAAGACACCCTTTTGAGCAGAGTAAACGAATGGGTATCTGAAAACGGTGATCCCGTAAGTCTCGTAATTGAAAAATCAGGTCAAGGTGACGGTCCAGTTTCGACGACTGAGGCACTTGCGTCTTTCATCCAACCTGCTAAAAAATTGCCTGCAAGGCCAGATATCGAATTTGATGTTTTCCAAGTCGAAGAAGATTTTATTTTTTCGAATAGGGGTGTGACGACGAAATATTCCAAGGGTGATATTTTGAATAGCCGTCACCATAATACCGATGCTCTGGCTATGATGGGAGCAAAATTTAAAAAAATAGGTAAGGGTTAGAATGCCAATCAAAAAAGGATTTTCTCGAAAAACCATCGGAGAAAATATAAAAAAAGAGATGGATAACGGGGTCAGCAAAAAACAAGCTCTTGCGATTGCTCTGAACGTTGCGAGAAAAGCCGCTGAAAAAGCTGGTAAACCAGAAAAAGGCCCAAAGCCCAAAAAAGTCAAAACACGTGGCATTAAAAAGAGCGATGTCAAAGCTCTCAAATCGAGTTCATCTTACTGATCTGCTTTTCTTCGCCTCATTTGTTATACTTAACGTATGTTGAGTTTGACCGATGAAGAAAAAGCAAAATGTCTACGATATCTCCGATACCCAAATTGGGAGGCCTTAGCCCAATCTTTTCAACTCGGGTACCCAGCAGAAAGTCAGCCAGAATTTCTTGTCAGGATGGCGTTTGACCGTATTTCTGATGATGCCATTGTTTTCATTCGTCAATGTCTTTGCAACCTTGATCAAATAACTTCTCAGCGTAGCGCCGCGCGAAAAAGATTTGAGGCCGTACAGGTTGGTGAGATAAAAATGGACTCAGTCCAAGAGTTGAATCTCCTCTCACGAGAAGAAACATATTGGATTGGTGTTTTACAAGATCAGCTTGGAGTTTACATCAATCCATGGTCATCGGTATCGACTGGCGTTGGCGGTATGGGTGGAATGAATGCAAAGGTGATTGGGTAGATGGCTGATGAACCAAATAGGAACCCACGTGCTCAACCGCCGAATCACGATCCTGCATTGGGTGAGATTTTTAACCCGCAAACATCGCTGGTTGAGTCTCTGGGGAATACTGTGGATAGCATCAGACAGATAGCCGTTGATCTCGGAGTCCGCCCATACAAGGTGCATGCTGTGAGAGTTAAATGGTCTGGAGGCGAAATTGGTAGAGGGACTCCAGAAACAGTTTTAGATCAGGCAATCGTTCCAACACCGCGCATCAGAAACGTAACCTCAGTTAATCGTGAGAGCACGACTGCTGGAACGAGCGAAAAAGGAAACATCAGACTCGACAGAATTTCGCCGCGATACACCGAAGACGAGATCAAATATTATTTCTCAACACAATCCGATCTCGGAGTTGACGAAGAGGGTTTTGTTGAAATTTACGTCGACGAACGTGATGGTCAAACCCAGCGAAAACGATACGTCGTCTCAAGGGTGCCAGAAAGACGCCCAGACAAATTTGATTGGGTGGTGACCCTACGAAAGCAAGAAGACAATCGTCAGCGAGACCGAGATTATCGAGATAAGCGCGATAAGGTGTGGCGATGACGTATAAGGTTTCATTGCATGAATTTTCTAAAATCGTTTCTGAAATGGGCGAGAAAGGTGAAGATGCAACGATTTTGGGGTTGCAAGAGGCGGCGTTGTACCTTGAGGGTATTGTTGCTTCGGAGATAGAAAATGCATCACCAAGTCCTGCTGTTAATACCGGTGCGCTTAAACGATCGATAAAAACGACCAAGACAGACACTGGAGCAATCACATCAGTAGATGCACCTCATGCGCCATTTGTTGAGTATGGTACGAGACCTCATAGACCACCAATACAGCCATTAGTGGATTGGGTCCTCCAAAAGGGGATTGCCACCGAACCGAAAGAGGCAAAACGAATTGCTATGGGGGTGTCTGATTCTATTGCGCAACATGGAACCAAACCTCGGTTTTTTATGAAAAAAGCTGTAAGAAAACTTTACACAAAAAAAATAATTAAGCGGTTCGTTGATAAACATTTGGCGGAGATAGTTTGATGATAGGCGCCCTTTTAAAGGAGGAATATACGAGACCTCCAATAGCTCGAAGAAATCGTTTGGGTCCGAGAAAAGCCGCGGCTTTGACGTTAGCTGCATATCTTAAGACGGTGGATTTTTACGTCTATGGAGGCAAATCTGAAGACGAAACTTTTCGTCTCGTCGATGTAAAAACTCAATGGCCGAATGCTAAAGAGCCGCATGTGTATCCCAGTGCGTCAATTATTGAGGCTGGTCCGTCGAATTATTCCGAGCATTCATTTCAACCTATTCCGCTCGAAGAGACGATCGGTGAATTCGATTGCTATCTCGGGAAACCTAAAGGGAGTAACGCAACGGTTCTCTGGAAAGAATCAGAACTTGAAACGGATTTTCAGTTAGATTTTTGGCTTTCAAACCAAGCCGATCAAGCCGCCGTCGAAGCGGCTTTGGGAGAAATTTTTAATCCCTCAGAAGAGATGGCAGGCATTTTATTACAGGGTCCAGAACAGTATTATAATCGCGAAATGCGATTCACGCTACTGGAAACAGAATATATGGACACCGGCGATGCAGCATATGACAACGAATGGAGATTGCGTTGCATTGTCCGGCTGGAGAGTGATATCGTGTCATTGAGGGAGGCTACAATATTGCCTCTAATAATGCCATGCACAGAAGTTATCGATCCCCAAGATCCGGAGGAAACATAGATGAGTAATTTTATATCACGGCGGCGATTTGTCCCGAGTGACGCATATTTGTTGCAGCTTGAGCGGATTGTCTTGGTTGATGGTGTACCAGTAAGCCCGGTGACTGGGGTAGGCACTGGTACTCTGCTTTTGGTGGGTGAGTTTGAAGACGGCGTTTTTGACACCCCTACCGAGGTTTTCGGTGCCGAGTCTGAACAGTCGCTGTTTGGAGGTTTTGGGTATACCTACGGAAACACTAGATACCAAAATCCTTGTGCCAGGAGACACCTTGGAGAAAATTGGAACGGGAACGGTTTCATAAAGGGTAAATATCTTGAGCCCAACCGGAAGATTATTACCCGTGTCGATACATCCGTAGGCGAAGTTCAATTTTCGCTTGTCGCCGGTCTGGTGAGTAACGTTGGTCCATTTACGGGGTTAGCTACCAGCGATATTTTAACCATTGACGTCGACAGTCAAGTCCCTCAAAACAGTACGGCAATTACGGCTACTAAGGCCCAAAAAGACTCTTCTCCTGCCGTAACATATCCGTTGACAACCCCGTTCGTTGACGGCGAACGGATCGGCATTACAATCGATAATCTTGCTGAGGTTATCGTGACAATGCAAGCCGCTGATGACACTCTTGCGGAGATAATAGCTAGAATAAACGCGGCTTTCGGAAGTACCGTTGCCGTAGACAATTCCGGACAATTACGGATTGAATCAATTCAGCAGGGGTCCGGAGCATCCGTGACTTTGAGGGATGTTGATACTGGAGCGCTGGCAAAAATCAACATGAACGCCACACCAGCGACCGGTTCGGGAAACGTTGCGAACTTAGTCTCTGTTACGGCAACAGAGGTTGTTGCTCTCATCACAGGCGCCGGTCTTTCCGATGTAAGTGCCAGTGTTACGAGTGACGGAAGAGTGCTTGTTTACCGTGATGGATCAACGACGGGAACAATCCTAATCTCTGCTACATCCATGGCAACTGCTATGGGATTTACGACCAACACAACAATCACCGCCGATGAGGGAGTAGCCGATACCATCGCCGCTGGAACCAGGGTTAGAAATTCTGGTGGCGATGAATGGGTCGTGATGGTGACAACAGCCATCCCAGCGGGTACAGCAACTGCACCGTCAACCGGAACATATAATATCAAGGTGCGACCCGCGACTGATGACGGAACTGCTAGCGGTGCATCGGCTAATACTGTAAATGTGGTGGTTGACCAGCCGACAAATCGCTATATTGAGTGCGACAACCCTCAAGCCTTAACCGCTGCCTTAACAGACTCTCAAATTGACGCGAAATATCAAACTGCTTTCGATGCCACTCTACCCACCAATAGGATTTCTCGGATCGCAAACCATTCTTTGTGCGCTCGTCGGTCTGACTCGACGGTTCAAGCCGGTCAAAGAAATGCTACGTCTGCTAGTGATGAGGGATGCTACGGTAGAAAATTTCATACACGAGCGCCGTTCGGATACACTCCAACGGCGGCAATTACTGACGTTGCAAGTTATCGCATTGATAGAGTATTTTATACATATCCTGGTTTCAACGTTACGATCCCTGAGATTGCTGAGCTTGGTGCAGCCGGTGGAACTGGATTTACAGAGACCGGCGAAATCCTTATTGGCTCTGATGGACCATTGGCCTATATTAACTGCTACCTGAATCCGGAAGAAAATCCATGTCAAGACACGAAATTGCTTGACTTTGTCAACTCTATTGAAGAGCCTTCAGGCTTTTTCCAGACCGAGTCTCAATATATCGCGTTCAAGGAAGCGGGTATTTGTGCTCCGAAAGTGGATATTGACGGGAATATCGTTTTCCAAAGCGAGGTAACCGCCGAGCTAACTCCAGGGAGAAAAACGCAGAAACGCCGTAAAATGGCGGATTATATTCAGGATTCAATTGCTATCGCTCTACTCCCATTTTCTAAAAAACTCCGAACAGTCAAGCGCTCTGCTGGTATCGATTCTGCCATTGAGAGCTTTTTAGCGGATCTTGTTTCGGAAGACAATCCAGATTTTCAAAGGATACAGGGATACTCTTTTGAAAATGTAACTTCTGAGAATCCAACGTTGGCCCAAAATGGTGTCTCCGTTAGGAAAATCCAGGTTGAAATGATCCCTTCAGAAGATTCATTTCTTGTGCTGACAGAGATTGGCGAAACCGTCGAAATATCGGAGGTATAAAATGGCTTTAAGGATAAAAGGTCAGGAAGTCACCGCGACGATGGTCTCAGCGACTGTCGGAACTGAAAGCGGTCTTGCTCATGTGAAAAGTCTCGACATCAACTTTGATAGAGAGATATCTGACGAGGAATATATCGGACAAACAACCAACCAGAAGGATGATATCTATAAAGGTGTTTCGGGTAGTTTGGTTTTCCATATGGACAATCCTGATGCCTTTGCGTTAATAGATAGGATCAATGCTGTTTCTCGGCGACGACTACCAGGCGAAAATTTCAGGATGGTTGGAATTTATGCATTCCCAGATGGGCAAAGAAGAAAAATCGTGGTGCCAAACTGTAAATTTGGGGATATCCCCATTAGTGCAGGTAGTCGTTCTGAACATGTATCCGTAACATTAGATTTCGCAGCCGACGACGGTCGAATCACACGATAGACCGTTTTTTATGCCATCCTGCCAGAGAATAGGGTTCATCTCGTCGGTGTGGTCTCTGGTGGGGTGGCTCCCTACACACCGAGGGTGAAAATGAGTAAAAGTAAAAGAAAAAAAGAATCAATTGCTAAAAGTGAGGATCTAAAATTTGATCCAGGTCTCTGGGCAAAATTTGAGGAAAAAATGTCGGTCTCAATGGCTGACCAGCGGACAGATGCCAAGGGAGTCCCAATTGTGCCAGAAGTGCGAAGGACAAAGGTTTCTGTCGTTATCAGACCAGAACAGTGTGCGCTGGGCGCTTTTGATGAGCCTTTTAAAGTCACACTCCACGAGCTTACACCAGCAGAAGAACTAGAAGTATTAAAAAGAGTTCAAGGTGCCAGTGAAATGGCCTTGGCTGTAGAGCTTGGTAAAGCTGCTATAAGATTGATGAATGGCGTCTTTCTCCACCCTGATCAAGTGGACACGTTGTGGGAAAATTTAAATATGGCTGGAAGATTGGCGCTTGGGATGGCTTTTATGGACAACTGTTCAGGGCTTGGTGGTGATTCGTTGGTAAAGTCGTTAAAGAGTGCGGAATTAGGCTGAATCCTTATTTTTGTATAGTTTGGTATTCGCAATGGATTCAACACTATGAAAAAAGACAGTCAGGATATAAGCGACAAATTATTCGTACGTCAGCTTTTCTCACTCGCTATACAGGCACAGATTACGAAAAAACTCTTCATATTCCACACGATGAGCGGAATATTCTTTGCGAAGAGTTATCTGTTATAATCAAAGAAGAAAACAAAATAAGAAAAAAGTGATATCCTGTCCTTATGACTAAGTCCACCTATGAAGTCGAAGCAAAATTAGAGCTAAAAAAAAGCGATAAAACTCAACGGGCTCTTGCTAACTTGGCTTCTTCGCTAAGAAGCCTGCAAACCAGTTTTGGCAATGCAAATAATCAGTTATCTTCAATGGTTAGAAATCTTGTGATAGCTGGTGGAACATACGTCGGTATGAGAGCGCTCGCCGGTGCGGTTCGGTCATTGGCGTCAAGTTCTCTCAGCGCTAATACAAACGTTGAAAATATGACTACCTCACTGGCTACCCTGATGGCCAGCATTGAAAGGATATCGTTTTCTAGGGCAACGGCTAGCGCCGGCGGCCTATTTGAAAAACTAAATGATATTGCTGTTCAATCGCCTGCAACAGCCAGCGAATTGATGGACATTTTTAGAGGGGTTTACGGTCCACTGAGAAACGCCGGTGCTGGGATGGAAGAGTTACTGAATTTCTCAAAAAATGCCGCCTC